TAAAAACTCATGTAGAGGAAGAGCCATTGACAGGAATAGTAAAATATTCCAACAAACAGTTAGAAAAAAAGGGAGTGAAGGAAGGTGACTTAATATCTTTTCAACCTGACAGCGAGTATGAATATAAAGTAGATGATGAAAAACTATACAGAATGTTTACTAATAATATAACTTTGATATATGAGTAAAGAGTTAAAATTAAAAATAATTGAAGCAGGACAAAAGGCTGTTGCTCAGTTAATCAAGGTCGCAAAGGAAGATATAATTAAACCTGATCCTAACGATGAGTTAGCGGCTGACAGATTAAAAAATGCGGCTGCGACTAAAAAACTAGCAATCTTTGATGCGTTTGAAATACTATCAAGGATAGAATCTGAAAAAGAACTTTTGGGAGAAAAGGCAGAAAAGAAAAAAGATAATACACTTAGAGGTTTTGCAGAAAGCAGGTCTAAATAAATTATATCACACATTAGAGGATTATATTCCTAAAAGTGTTTTGGCTTCAAAAAATAAAGCCAAGTCCTGGAACTATGGATATAACGAAAAATATGATGTAGTTGTAATTTCAAAATCAGGGAAAATTCAAGATGTTATAAGTATCAACGGTCTCAAAATCGCTTTACCAAAACCTCCTCAAAAAATATATAAAAGATCATCGGCAAAAAAAGAACAGCATTGGGAAAGATTTGAATATCCTCAAGAGTTATTTAGAATAAAGTCAATATTTAATTGGCACTCCGCACCTAGCACTTTCAAAGATAAATGGGTTGACTACATAGAGACTGAGTTTGATAGAAGAGAAGAAGGGTTTTGGTTCTACAACAATGGAATCAAAACATATATGACAGGTTCTCATTATATGTATTTACAGTGGACAAAAATAGATGTGGGATATCCTAATTATAGAGAAGCCAATAGATTATTTTATATTTATTGGGAGGCGTGTAAGGCAGATGTAAGGTCTTTTGGAATATGTTATTTAAAAATAAGGCGTTCAGGATTTTCTTATATGGGTAGTGAAGAGTGTGCAAATATAGCAACAATATCTAAAGATTCTAGAATAGGTATCTTATCTAAAACGGGAGCAGATGCAAAAAAAATGTTTACAGACAAAGTAGTTCCTATATCAAACAATTATCCATTCTTTTTTAAACCTGTTCAAGACGGTATGGATAAACCTAAAACAGAACTTGCGTTTAGAGTTCCTGCCTCTAAAATTACAAAAAAGAATATGTACACTGAAGAGGTTGAAATGGTTGAAGGATTAGATACAACAATTGATTGGAAAAACACAGGAGATAATTCATATGATGGAGAGAAGTTAAAACTTTTAGTTCATGATGAATCAGGTAAATGGGAAAGACCAAATAATATTTTAAATAATTGGAGAGTTACAAAAACCTGTTTGAGATTGGGAAGTAAAATTATAGGAAAGTGTATGATGGGAAGCACATCAAACTCCCTTGAAAAAGGAGGAGATAGTTTCAAAAAATTATTCTATGATTCAGATATTAATAATAGAAACGCAAACGGACAAACTAAAAGTGGATTGTATTCTTTGTTTATACCTATGGAGTGGAATATGGAAGGGTTTATAGATAAACATGGAATGCCTGTTTTTAGAAATCCTGAAGAAGAAACATTAGATGTCTATGGAGATTACATAACACAAGGCGCTATAGATTATTGGGAGAATGAAGTTGAATCTCTAAAAAACGATCCTGATGCGCTAAACGAATTTTATAGACAGTTTCCTAGATCTGAGAATCATGCTTTTAGAGACGAAAGCAAACAATCGCTTTTTAATTTACAGAAAATATATCAGCAAATAGATTATAATGAATCTTTGATTAGAGATCAATTTATTACAAGAGGTTCTTTTTCATGGAGAAACGGAGTTCAAGATACCGAAGTAATATTTAGTCCGAATGATAGAGGAAGATTTTATGTTTCTTGGACACCCAATAAAAATTTACAAAATAAATTTATATATAAAAAAGGACTTAAGTATCCTGGTAATGAACACATGGGTGCTTTTGGTTGTGATAGTTATGATATTTCAGGCACAGTTGGAGGAGGAGGTTCTAATGGTGCTTTGCATGGAATGACAAGATTTCACATGGATGAAGGGCCTACCAACGAGTTTTTTTTAGAATATATAGCAAGACCACAAACAGCGGAGATATTTTTTGAAGATGTATTGATGGCGTGTGTTTTTTATGGTATGCCTATATTAATTGAAAACAACAAACCTCGTTTGCTATATCATTTTAAAAATAGAGGATATCGTGGATTTTCAATGAATAGACCTGACAAAATTTATAATAAACTTTCTAGATCAGAAAAAGAACTTGGAGGTATACCTAATTCTAGTGAAGATGTTAAACAAGCACATGCAGCAGCAATAGAATCTTTTATTGAAAAACATGTAGGCTTAGATTTTTTAGGTACTTTCAGAGAGCCTGACACAATGGGTTCTATGTATTTTACAAGAACATTAACTGATTGGGCTAGGTTCAATATTAATAACAGAACCAAGTTTGATGCATCTATTAGCTCAGGTTTAGCGATAATGGCTAACCAAAGAGGCCTATATCAGCCCGTTAAAAATAAATCAAAAATAAAACTTAACTTTGCAAGATATGACAATAGGGGAAGTTTTAGCCAAATTATAAAGTAAATGGAGGATGTAAAGATTTCAATTAACCCCCAAGGTTTCCCAAGTCAATTCGTTTCTGATAGCGTTAAAGACAGCCTTGAATTTGGGTTACAAATAGGTCAAGCCATACAATATGAATGGTTTAGAAAAGATGGAGGTCAAAGCCGATTTTACAATCAGTGGGCTGATTTCCATAGATTACGCCTATATGCTCGTGGAGAGCAATCAATACAAAAATACAAAAATGAATTAGCAATTGATGGAGACTTAAGTTATCTAAACTTAGATTGGACTCCAGTGCCAATTATACCAAAGTTTGTTGATATAGTTGTTAATGGTATGGCTGAAAGATTATTTAAAATAAATTGCTATGCTCAAGATGCAATGTCATTAGACAGAAGAAGTCAGTATCAGGTTGAAATGCGTCAAAACATGCAGGCTAAACCTTTGATGCAACAATTCCAAAAAGACTTCAACATAAATCCTTTTCCTATACCAGAAGACGAAATACCTAATACAAGTGAAGAGTTAAGTTTGCATATGCAACTTAAATACAAACCTGCTATAGAAATAGCAGAGGAAGAAGCTTTAAATACAGTTTTATCTGAAAACAGATATCAAGATATACAAAAACAATTGTATTATGACCAAATGGTTTTAGGTATCTCTATGTGTAAACATAGATTTTTACCTAATTCAGGAATATCCATTGAATATGTTGATCCTGCAAATGTAGTTTACAGTTATACAGAAGATCCTAATTTTAAAGATTGTTTTTATTGGGGTGAGATTAAAACTTTACCAATAATTGAATTAAAAAAAATAGATCCTAGTTTGACAAACGCAGACATGGATGAAATTTCAAAATATAGTCAAAGTTGGTATGACTACAATAATACTGCACAATACTATAATAATAGTATGTTTAGCAGAGACAGTGCAACTTGTTTGTTTTTTAATTACAAAACCACACACACATTTACATACAAGAAAAAAGAAAATAATTTAGGAGCTGAAAAAGTTATTGAAAAAGATGAAAACTTTGATCCAACTCCTGAAATGCAAGAAGAAGGGAAGTTTAAAAAAATAACAAAAACTATTGATGTATGGTATGAGGGTGTAATGGTGATGGGAACTAATATAATGCTTAAATGGAAAATGGCAGAAAATATGGCACGGCCACAATCTGCTAGTCAAGAAGTTTATCCTGAGTTTATTGCTGCTGCACCAAGAATGTATAAAGGTGTCGTTGAATCTTTAGTTAGAAGAATGATAACTTTTGCTGATTTAATTCAAGTTACGCACTTAAAACTACAACAAGTTATTGCTAGAACTGTTCCTGATGGAATCTTTATTGATGCAGATGGATTGAGCGAGGTTGATTTAGGTACAGGGCAAACTTATAATCCTGAAGATGCTATTAGAATGTTTTTTCAAACAGGTAGTGTTATTGGTAGAAGTTATACTCAAGATGGAGACTTTAATCAGTCTAGAGTTCCAATACAACAATTAAATTCTAATTCTGGTCAAGCCAAGATACAAAGTTTGGTTGCTACATACAATCATTATATGTCTATGCTTAGAGATGTTACAGGATTAAATGAAGCAAGAGATGGAACTAGACCTGACACATACGCTTTGGTAGGGCTACAAAAACTTGCTGCCTTGAGCAGCAACACTGCAACAAGACATATTTTAGATGCAGGACTCACCCTAACTGAAAGACTTTGTACTGCCTTATCAAGCAGAATAGCAGATTTACTAGAATACTCAGAGTTTAGAGATGAGTTTATAAATCAGGTAGGGAAGTTTAATGTTGGTATTTTAGAAGAGGTTGCTAATTTATACTTAAGTGACTTTGGAATTTTTATAGAGGTATTGCCTGATGAAGAAGAGAAAAAAGTATTGGAAGCAAATGTTCAAATGGCGCTTTCTAAAAACGATATTAATCTTGAAGATGCAATAGATGTTAGGGAAATCAGAAACATTAAATTAGCCAACCAAGTTTTAAAATTAAAAAGAAAACAAAAACTAGAGCAAGATCAACAAGCAAAATCGGCAGCAGCTCAACAGCAAGCACAGATAAATATGCAGTCTCAACAAATGGCTGCTCAAACTGCTATGCAAAAATTGAAAATGGAAAATCAATCAGCTATGGAGCTTGAAAAAGCGAAAGCTGTATTTGCTGTAGAAAGAATGAAAGGTGAGGCCGCAATCAAATCTGAACTTATGAAACTAGAATTTGATTTACAAATGAAAATTCAAGGCGTTCAACAACAAGGATTGAAAGATAGGGAAGAGCAAAGAGAAAAGGCAAAATCAGAAAGAATATCTCAAGCCAACACAGAGCAGTCAAAATTAATAGAGCAGCGTAAAAATAATCTACCTCCTGTTTCTTTTGAATCAAATGAAGATAGTTTAGATGGTTTTGACTTAGCAGAATTTGAGCCTAGATAAGCTTAAAAATAGTAATTAATTTAGTATTAACTTTGTAAAAATTAAATAAAATGGAATTAAAAGTAAAAGAAGTAAATCCTGTAGAAGAGAAGTCTGTACAGGAAGTAGAAGATAAACTACTTAAAAAACATGAAGAAGAAAATTCACAACCCGAAAAGGTTGAGGA